TACTTACATCAGGAGTAGTTAGAGATGCAGAACGAGTAACAGCTGAAGAGATACGTATGCTCAGTCAAGAGTTAGAAGCTGCATTAGGTGGTCTTTACTCTTTGTTATCACAGGAGCTACAGCTACCCATCGTTACTAGGTTGATGGCTAAGATGTCTAAGGACAAGCGTCTACCTAAGATACCTAAAGATATTGTTAAGCCTACTATTGTTACTGGTGTTGAAGCTCTAGGTCGTGGTAATGATCTTAATAGATTAGATATGTTCCTGGCGGGAGCTAACCAAGTAGTAGGACCACAAGCTGTTACTCAATATTTAAACGTTAGTGATTACTTTAAACGTCGTGCTACTGCTCTAGGTATAGAGACTGAAGGCTTAATCAAGACGGAAGAAGAAATTCAACAAGCTATGCAGCAAGCTCAACAACAAGAGATGATGATGAAGTTGGGCGGACCTGCAGTAGCACCTGCTATCAATGCTGCACAAGAGCAGTACATGGCAACTCAACAACAAGAACCACCTCAAGAGGAATAACAAACAATGGCTGAATTACACCGAGTAGAGATAAATGAGAAAGCACCAAGCGAAATCGAACCCGAAGAAGAAACCAACACCGAGAGCGAGGAACTACCGCAAGAGCAAAGCGACCGCCCGGAATGGCTCCCCGAAAAGTTCAAGAGTCCAGAGGATATGTCGAAAGCGTACTCCGAATTGGAAAAGAAACTTGGACAAAGTCCTGAAGAAGGTACGGAAGAGTCTGAACAAGTTGAAGAGAAAGCTGAGGACCAAGAAGAACAAACTGAAGAGAATACTAGTGAAGCATACCAAGCGGTTGCGGAAGCGAGTAAAGAGTTCTTTGAAAACGACGGTCAACTTAGTGAGGAAACTTATAACACTTTAGAGAAAGCTGGACTACCTAGAGACTTAGTAGATAGCTACGCCGCTGGTCAGCAAGCATTACAACAATCTGAAGAAGGACAAATCAAAAGCGTGGCTCAAGGGAACTACGAAGCGATGGCTGAGTGGGCGAACGAGAATTTACCACAGGAAGAAGTTGAAGCTTTTGACGAGGCCGTTACGGGTGGTACAGTTTCGCAAGCTAAGTTAGCAGTCCAAGGTCTTTACGCTCGCTATCAAAATGAGGTAGGAGCAAAGCCGAAGCTTACACAAGGAGGAGTCAATGGTGCATCTACTATGCCTTTTCGTTCTATGCAAGAGCTTGCACGTGCTCAATCAGACCCGCGATATAAGAGCGGTGATAAAGCTTATCACGAAGAGATTGACAGACGTTTGCAAGTAAGTAGTATTTAGTTGTTCATTCATATATAGGTAGAGTTCCCCTAGCGTTGGTTATTGGTTTGCTGACGCTAGGGGTTTTTCGTTATGATGACTGTAATGAAAGAGTTAAACGAGAACACACAGGTTAAAGCTAACCTTGCATTTGTTGCTAAAGTAATAGGTATAGTTGGTACAGCTGTGTGGGGTTATAGCGTCCTGTGGAACAAGCTTAATACGTTAGACTTAGAGATCATGCGTATTAAACACGACGTAGAACTTAATGCGGAGTTCCGAGTGAAGTGGCCTAGGGGCGAGCTTGGAGCATTACCTGCAGACGCTACTCAAGATATGCGTTTAATGTTCATGGAGAAGCAAGTAGGCAAGCATGAAGAACTACTTGAGAACTTACGATACGGAGACTTGAAGTGAGATGGGTGAGTTACTTATGTTATTTATCACGGGCGGTGGTAGCACTGCTATGGGGGCGATTCTTAAAGGTGTGTTCGGATATGTCTTTGAAGCCAAACAGAACAAGCATGATCTTGAAATGGCGAGAGAGGCTCGTTCGTCTGATAATTTCCTTCGACTACAAGCTGAAATCGCTAAAGGAGGTACTGGTGAGTTTGTTTCTTTTACTCGTCGTATTCTTGCTGTTATCGGGGTGTCTACGCTCTGTAGCTGTATCATCCTTTGCACCCTCTATCCCCAAGCAGAAATCGTTACCTTTACAAACGCAGACGGAGAAGGTGTCAACGAGTTCTTCTTTGGACTCATCAGTTTTCAAGCCCACCAAACACCGATCACCATCTCTTCTGGACACATCAGCCTTATGGGATGTACGGTAATATTGCCTTGTATCTTAGGTTTTTACTTTGGTCCCAGTGGTCGAAGGGGTTGACAGTCAAGCATTTTTCCGCTTTACTTATAGATAAATATTTAATCGACAACTAGCAACAACTAGTCCCTCGACCCGCTGCGGCGGACAATCCTGTGAAGACGAAAGAAGTGAAAGTCAATCGGTAATCATATAACACACATTCACAAATAATTAACATAGGAGATCATATATTATGGCAAATGGAAATACTTCCCCCAGTCGTGTAGGTCTTATTGAAGGCGGATCAGATAACGATGCGTTGTTTCTCAAGAAGTTCAGCGGAGAAATTCTGCAAACCTTCGAGGAGTCTAACATCTTCAAACCTCTACACACAATCAGAACCATCGACAGCGGCAAGTCTGCACAGTTCCCAGTAACTGGAATCGCTTCTGCTTCGTACCACACTCCCGGCGAAAACATTGCCGACGGTGGAAACAGCTACCTCAGCGACGTTAAGAAAAGCGAGAAGATCATCAACATCGATAAGATGCTTGTTGCTTCTACTTTCTTGGCTAACATCGACGACGTAAAGAATCACTACGACATCCGCAGCGTTTACGCTAACGAGTTGGGTAAAGCTCTTGCCGTCCGTTTCGATACTGCTATCGCTAAAACATTCTTAGCTGCTGCTCGCGACTCTGCTAACCTTACAACTACTTCCGCGGGTTCTACCTACGATGTAGCTGGAGAAGCTTTCGGTCGTGGTAGCCTTGACCCAACTGCTGTTGATACCTTCACTGGTGCTCAGTTAGTAGGTGCTTTGTTTGCTGCTGCTCAAAGGCTTGACGAACAAGACGTTCCTTCTGACGGTCGTTTCTGCGTTCTTCGCCCTGCTGAATACTACAAGTTAGTAACAGGTGCTGACGCTTCTAACACCTTCAGCCTTACTTCTGTTATTAACTCCGACATCGGAGGTCAAGGAAGTATCGCTTCTGGTAACGTTCCACAAATCGCTGGTATCAGCCTCTACAAGTCCAACCACCTCCCATCAACTGATTTGTCTGGTGGAACTGGAGTTGACGCTGGTAGTAGCAATGATGTATTCGGCGGTAACGGAGTAGGGTACGACGGAGACTTCCGTAATACCTTCGGTATCGTTTCTCACAGTGCTGCTGTAGGAACCGTTAAGTTACTCGACTTGGCTACTGAGTCTGAATATCAGATTGAGCGTCAAGGTACATTGTTTGTTGCTAAGTATGCTATGGGTCACGGAATCCTCCGTCCTGAGTGTGCTATCGAACTAGCTTCGTAACTCTTCTCTCGGTGTTGGGGAGGTCTGGATTCGTTCCGCTCCCCTCACTGAGTATTTTTATACTTATAACTTATCATGGCTCTGACGACTAAACTAAACGCAGTAAATACAATGATCAGTGTTATCGGGGAAGCTCCTGTTAATACGTTAGGAGGTACAGCAGTACCCGTATCAGTCGTCCAAGCCGAAGCCGTACTCGACGAGACTAGTAAAGCTATACAGTCAGAGGGTTGGCATTTCAATACAGAGCACGAGTATCCACTTACTCCCGATGCTTCAACATCTAAGATTAACCTACCAAGCAACACGCTAAGAGTAGACTTAGACCCAGAAATTTATACAGACAGCGATCCAGTACAACGTGGACTTTTGTTATACGACAGAAAGAATCACACGGATGTATGGACGAAAGAGGTGAAAGCCTCTATTACTTTTGATTTAGACTTCACGGATATACCCGAACAATTCCGTCATTACATAACAGTTAAAGCAGCTCGTATCTTTGCTAATAGATTCTTAGGTAGTAGAGAGATCGAAGGGTTTGCTTTGAGAGATGAGATAGAAGCTAAAGCACGTGCGATAGACAGCGACTCAGAGAATGCTGATCGTACAATATTTGACCACTACAGCGTACTTAGAGTTTTAGATAGATAGTAGATATATGCCTCTGTTAGTAAACAGTGTACCGAATCTCGCACAGGGCGTATCACAACAGCCTGACAACTTACGGTTTCCCGGTCAGTGCGACGAACAGATTAACGCTTGGGCTACGGTAGTTGAAGGCTTGGTTAAACGACCTCCTACTGAATATACAAAGAAGATAAACACAGATAGTACTGACTCTGATAAGTTATTCACACACTTCGTTAAACGGTCTGAGCAGAATAAGTATTGTGTAGCTGTATCGTTAGGTGGTATAGGTGTTATTAATACAGCAGACGGCACAAAGGTATC